TCGACGGCGCTCGTCACGTTCGTGGCGGGCGAAGCGAGCACGAAGTCCACCACGCCCTGGATGTCCGAAATCATCGAGGCGATCTTGTTGCGGTACGCGGTGCCACCCGGCACGAGGGTGGCGAAGTACGCCGCCTGGCGCGTGTTGATCTCGGCCGTCGCGCTGTCGAGCGTCGTGCCATCGAGCACCAGGCCTGTGATGATGATCGGCACGGGGGTGAGCGTCGGGCCGAGCACCGCGCAATCGGAGGCGGTCACCGGCCGCTGATCGTCGATATGCGCTTTGACTTCGGCGATCAAGGCGGCCGAAGGTGCGCCGCCCGTGGCCATGACGACGATGTCGACCGAGCCCAGGCCGCGGCGAAGCGGGAACACCCACGCCTCATCGACGCCCGACACCTCCTTGGCCCAGCGCTTGAAGTCGTACTTGTTGCCGCCGGCCGGCGCGTGCTGGATGCGATCGAGCAGGCGCGCGAGCAGCGAGTCGTCCAGCTCGGCGTCGGCCCCGCCGGAGAACGTCCCCGACACCGCCTGGCTTTGCACGCCAGCAGGCGCTGCCGACAGCGTGAGCGCCGTCCCGGCGGGCGTGTTGCCCGAGGCGCCCGACAGAACTGCGACGGACGCGACGATCGCCGTGCCGTTAGCGGCAATCACGGCCGCCGCACTCGTCTGGTAAGCCACGCCCACCGACGTGCTCGCACGCGTGCCTTGTGGGATGGCAGCGCCCGATGTGCCCGAGAAGACGATTGTCCCGCTGGCGACCGACGCGACCTTGCGTGTGATCCCCCAGATCAGCGCCCAGCGCTCCAGGTAGTCGGAGTCCGCCGTGTCGGGCAGGATCTGACGCACGATCCACTGCTGGTGCTGATAGAGGCCCTCGGTCGCGGCCGCGTTGGCGGCAGCGCGCACGCCATAGTCGGAATCGACGCCGACCTGGGAGGACGGCACCTGGTTGGCGATGTCGCGCAGGATGGCCGAGCGGATCGCGTCAAAGTCGGGCGTGTTAAACGACATCTCAGATCACCTTGACCGGGTGGCTGAAGGTGAAGCCCTCGCCGCTGGCGGCGGTGACTTCGATCAGCAGGTTGAGGCGGCCGTTGCCGGCGCGCTCGCTCGTGACGGAGATCGAGGTCGCTCGTCCATCGGTGAGGATCGGCTGGAGCGCCTGCTCGGCGTACTGACGCGCGAGCACCGCCACGCGGGCGAGATCCTTCTCGCGCTGCAGTTCGTGCAGGCGGCTGCCCAGCGTCGCGTCGGTCCAGTAGCTGCCTAGCGGCGTCTCCAGCCGCAGGTAGACAGCGTTTGCGAGGCCGCCGGCGGGGTCGCGTGTGACGGCGCCCGCTTGCAGGTCATAGTCGCCGGTCGCGGGATCGATCCAGGCGTCCATCACATCTCCTGCGTCGGCTTGTTGGTTTCGCCGTGCGCATCGTTCTCGTGGTGCGTGTGAGCGTTGAAGACCTCACGCATCGTCGCCATCGAGCGGCCACTGGCCTGGGCCAGATCCGTGATGTCGCCATCGGCAGCCACTGCGGCCGTCGCGTGCACCATCGGCGTGTGCAGCTCGATGGTTTCGCTGGCGTTGATCGTGACCTTGCGACTGGTGATCTCCACGGCCTCGCTGGCATCGATCTGCAGCGTCTGCGTGGTGACTTCGATCAGGCGACCTCGGCGCAGGACGATCGAATCGCCTTCGTCGGTGTAGAGCGCGACCTCGCCACTTTCCAGGCCCTTGAGGCGGTAGCTTGCGTGCTCGGTGGCGATCAAGATCCCATGCGCGGTCTTGCCGCCGATCGGCAGCACGACGGCCATGGTTCCGGGCAGTGGCGCGGACGTGAAGCCGTAGTGCTGCATCAGCTCGTTGTCCTGCAGTTGCTCGCCGGCCAAGCCATCGGCCTGGGCGAGTTGCACGGGGCCGCCGGTGTCCAGGCGCGTCAAAACCGAACGGAAGGCAAGACGTAGGTGCCCGAGCGCCTTGTTGATGCGCCGGTCTATCTCGCGGATCACTGCGAGCCTCCCGCAAGGTCAAGGATCTCGCCCGGCCCTGCGTCGTTCTTGCCGCGGCGATGCTTGCGCTTGTGCGGATGCGCATCGAGCACCCAGACGCCGTCTTCCTTGAACGTCAGTTCGGTGACGGCACCTTGCCTGCGATTGCCTGAGAAGCGGCGCGCCAAGAGAAAGAAGGTGCCGTTGATGCCGTGCGGCTCGCTCATCACGTTGACGCGCTGGCCAGGCGTCCACAGCTTGCCGTTTCCAGGCATCCCCGGCGCCTTGATGTGATGGCCCTTGACGCGAGCCTGCAGCGTGAAGCCGTTCAAGCGCGCGTCGGCGATCAGTTTCCTGGCGCGGTCGCGACACACGGCCTGACTGTCGGCCTCATGATCGACTACCGTGCGCGGACGCGTGACGGTGACACCAGAATCTGTTGCGCTCGCTCGCAGCGCGTGCTTGCCCGGTTCGCTTGCCGTGCCATGCGTCTGCCCTAAGACCGTGATCTCGGAGAAACGCCCCGACATGGACTGGCGGCGACGCAGTTCCTCGACGTTGTTGCCGCGGCCGTCCCGTCGCATGGTCAGCGCGGCAACGGGTGCCTGCGTGTAGTCAGGGCCGCCGATCACCAGCGTGCCGTCCGGGTCGAACCAGGGCCACAGGCCGTTCGCCTCGGCCGCATTCGTCAGCACGCTCCAGGCCGTGTCGCCGGGCTCGACGTTGATCTTTTCGCGAGTGCGCGTGGCGTCCGCATCAATACGAATCTTCGTGATGCCGAGCGGTCGCACGACCTTGGCGATGATCTCAGGCAGGCTGGCCATGCGTGCGACGAAGATCGGCGCAGAGCAATCGACGAGCACTGCGGCGCGGTCACGCCCGGCAAGCGTTAGCGTGTGCGTGCCGACGCCCACGTCATCGTCAATGTCGTCGATCGCGCCGACCATGACGACCTCGTCGCCCACGCGTACTTCGACCGAGGCCCCCATCTTCACGACAGCCGGCAGCCCGCCGCCGGGCAGGCCCAGCGTCATGTGCCAGGCGTCTGCCGGCGTCAAGAGATCCGAGTCGATCTCATAGGACTCCCAGGCGTCATGCACCTGACCGCCGATGGCGAGCTGCACCCGATCTTCACCGCGCGTAGGCATTGAGCGCGTCTCCCGGTTGCAGGAAGTTCGGCCGACGCACGTCGGGGTTCAGGCGCGCGAGTTCGGGCGCGCGCGTGTGGTCGGCATACCAGCGATGCGCGATCAGGCGCAGGTTGCCCGGCGCGCTCAGGGTGCGTGCCACCAGCGGCGGCCGAGCCTCGATCACCGAGCGCGCGGCTTCCTGGACGGCATACGCCTGATCCTTGAGCGCTTCCACGACCGGGCGCGCGGGCTCGACGGTGAGCGTCGCACGCACGGCCACGATCGCGGCCTCCAGGCGCGTGCGCGCCGTGTTGGCGATAGCCTCGATCTCGGGTGGCGACAGCGTCGGCGTGTCGGCCTCGCTGATCAGCACGAAGCTCGCCGCGTCAGCGTAGGCCGCTGCGCTGTTCGACTGGACGTAGGCCCCCACAAGCGTGACCGCCTGAGCCTCGGTCGGCGTGCTGGCCGCTGCGACCGGCGTCGCGCTGCTCGTGTCCGGAAAGAACACATCGAAGACGCGCAGGCTGTTGCCCGCCGCGCGCCAGTCGCCGACTACGTCGGTGGCGAAATCCTTGGTGTCGAGGATGCCGTTGGCGAGTGAGGAAAGGTCCGTCGTCCAGGCGGACGGATACGTGAGCACATCGAGCCCCGAGACCAGGACGCTTTGCGCTTCGTCCTGACCAGCGAGCAGCGGGCCAAGCATGGAAGTGCGCAGATCCTCCAGCGCGGCGAGCGCGGCCGAGTTGCGCAGGCGTGCAATTGCGTCGGCGAGCGCCTGAGCGAGCGCAGAGCGGGCCGCATCGCCATGAGTGGCCACCGCTGCGGCCTTCTGCGCCGGCAGCTCGCGAGCAAAGAACGCGGCGACGTCCGCCCGGCCTTCGACAAACGCGATCGATACGCGCGCCTGATCGACGTCTTCGGCCACGTGGCGCACGCTGTGGTGCTGGACGTAGACGTTGATCGCACCGAAGACGGGGTGCTGCAGCTCGCCTGCGCCGCCCGTGTCCAGGGCGGCGAGGAACGCCTGCAAGGCGCTTTCGTAGTCTTCGCCGTAGAAGACGGCCTCGACGCTGATAGCGCGAGCGCCACGCCCCGTGTCCTCGATGTCGGCCCCGTCGAGGTACGGGCACAGGTGCTGGGCGAGTGCACGATCGGCGCCATCGTCGGTCGACACGCAGTCGAACGTGATGCCGCGATACTTCGCTTCGAGGAGAGAGTCAGACCAGGCCATGCCGCGCATCTTCCGCGCGCGCGCGAGGGCTGTTCAGGCGGAACGCGTTCCGCCTGAAAGGTCAGTTGCGCCTGGCTTGGCGCGCGTTCGCTTCGTTGACGGCCGCGACGATGTTGCCGTTCTTGACGTCGACCTCGACCTGCAGCGAGTGCCGCGCCTCTTCATTGCCGAAGAACGCGAGCGCCTGCGCGATCGAGCGGCCGATAGCATCACTGACAGCCGTGCCCTCGATCGCCTTGCTGATCAGGGTGCCGATGCCCAACCCCGCGGCGCCGGCCAGGGCCACCCCACCGGCCACGGTCGCAGCCCCCGTGGCGCCGAGTCCGGCCAGCGTACCGACAGGCATGGCACCGGCAAACGCAGCCGTCACGCCCATGCGAGCAAGCAGCCCGCCGCCCGCCCTGGCGGCGATGCCACCGGCTGCTGCGCCACCGCGACCGAGCAGCAGATTTGTGAGCCCGGCAGCACCGGCCGCCGCGGCGAGTGCCGTGAGGGCCGTTGCGGCTGCCGCGGCGGCCGTTGCGAGCTGGGGATGTTCGCGCGCCAGGGAGGCCAGTGTGTCGGCGAGGCTCCCCACTGTCGGCGCGAGCTTTTCGAATGCTGTTTGAGTGGCGAAGGTCTTCTCGTTGAGCGCTTGTTGCGTCTTGAAGCCGGCCTCGGCCGAGACGACGTCGTAGTTTCGATCCGTGGTGCCCGCTGACGCCGCAATCTGCTTCTGCACGTCGGTCATGTAGCCGCGGTTGCCCATGATGCCCACCAGGGCGCCGAGCGCTTGGCGGTCCTGCACAATCTGGCCGATCGCAGACCCTTGCAGGATGTCAGCCTGCGATTCCAGGATCGTGCGGCGGTCAGCGCCGGTCGCCTTGCCGAGCCGCGCTTGCAGCGCCTGGTAGTTCTTGTTCCGCCCCACGACCTGGTCGACGATCCCGACGAACGCATCCAGGGAGTCCATGCCCTTGCCGCGTGCGGCTGCAAGCGTGCCTGACAGGTTGATGCCCAGCTTCTGCGCATCGTGTGCTGTGTCCTGGCTGTTGATCTTCGCCAGCAGATTGACCAGGTTGTTCCCGGCCTCGTCCTTCGTGCCGGCCGTGATGGCTGCCGCCTGGTTGGCCGCCAGGAGCTTCGCAAGCCCCGAGATCCCCGACATGCCCGACATGCGCCCGGCAGCCATCTGCTGCGGAAGCCACTTGGCCATGTCGCGCAGCTCGAAGCCACCGGCCTGGCCTGCAGCGATTGCCATGTCGATCGCGTTGCCGACCTGGCCGGGCGCGATCTTGAACGTCTGCATGCCGCGGATGGCGATCTGCGCGAGCTGGTTCGGGTCCGCGTTCGAGGCGGTGCCGGCGCGCGTGAGCGTGGGCAGCAGCTTCATGGCGTCACCGATCGGCATAGCACCCGAGGCGATCAGCGTATCGAGCGTCTCGGCCGCACCTTCCCGCGTGCCGCCACCGCCCCGAACCGCCGCGCGGATGGCATTGTCCAGCTCCGTCTTGCCGGCGATACGACCGGCCGTGTCGCGGTCGGTGAACGCGGTGTTCGCCATGTTGGCCAGGCGCACGCCGTAGTCCATCGTCTGGCCCAGCGGCTTGCTGACCACGTAGCCAGCCGCGGTGGCCGCGCCCCAACCGGCCGCGATGCCGCGCATGGCCTGCTGCGCGCGCCCCGCATGCGAGACGATCTCCCGCAGCGTATTCACCAGCGCCGTAGGGCCGCGCTCGTTGGCTAGGCGCCGCACGGACGAAAGCAGTCCCTGCGTGCGCTGCTCAGCCGACCAGCACTGCGTTGCATAGGCTGCCATGCCGACAGCCAGGCGCGACGATTTCGTGCTCGCGCTGTCCAATTGCTGGTTGTAGCCCTGCAGCCGCTGAGTCAGCGTCGCGGTGCTTCGCTCGGCCTGCGAAAACGTCTGTACGACCTTTTGGCCGAACCGAGAAACCCCCGCGCTCGCCTGGTCGTTCAGACGCAACAGCAGGGCAACTTCCAGATCCTTGTTCATGGCTTATTACGTCGGCGCTTGCTGGTGAAGGTGCGGGTGGAGGTCGTGGAGCCCGTGCGCGTCTTGGCGCCCGCCAGTTGCAGAACGGTGTCGAGCACGCTCTCCAGTTGGGGATTGGTCATGCCAAGCACCGCCTCGGGATCGAAGCCGGCGCGGGCGAGCAGCGCCTGCGCCTGGCGAATGGGTTTTAGCTGCTGCTCAGCGCGTCGAGCTTTTTTTCCAGCTCGGCGTCGGCCGCCTCCAATGCCACGCCGTCGCGGTCGGCCAGGCTCATGAGTTGCTCGACGGTGACAGCACCTTCCTTCAGCCCTTCGAGCGTGAGCCGGCGCGCCATCACGGCATAGCGCAGCCGGTTGGGCGATAGGTTGTCGCCGCCCAGCGCTTCCACTGCCGCCACCGAGTCGCCGATCACGCCGACGCGCAGTTCAAACGCGCGCCGACGCTTGCCGTCGATCTCGATGCCGATTGGCAGGCGCTCCACCGCGGCGGTGACTTTGTAGCCGTCGCAGGTCAGCTCAACACGGCCGAAGATGGCCTCCCAGATACGCTGACGGCCTCCCTTGCCGGTCGCCAGTTCGAGCACGGCGGGTTTGCGCGGCATGCTCAAACCCCCCGACGCGGTGCGTCGCCCGTGTAGAGCGGGCGGCCCGCCCAGATGTCGAGCGTGACGGTGTCCCAGCCCTCAATCGCGGCCGTCTCGGCAACGCCCGCAAGGTTCACGCTCACCCGGCGCACGCTACCGGCCGAGAGCTTGACCAGGTGCCCAAGCATTTCGTCGGCGACTCGCACATGCGGGCAGTAGATCGGGGCGAGGAGACGCGCGTCAGCAAGGCTCACCGGCTGGGCCGGAATCCACGACAGCACGCGACTGTGAAAGCGCTCCCACTTCTTGAGCTTCTGCGGGAGCAGCTCTTCGCCGAGCAGCAAGAGCGTCGCCTGGCTGCCCTCGTAGATGTCGCGCACGAGTTCGATCATGTTGTCGTTGCGCACGCAGTAGTCGAACTCGTCGATGATCAGCATGCGACCGGATGCCGCGAGCTGCGTGCACACTTGGTCGAGCATCTGAGGGATCGTGCCCGAGGCACGGATGCTCATTTCGGCGAGCACCTTTTCGAGCAGCGTTTTGCGGCTCCAGGCACTCCGCATCTGGACGAAGTAGGAGCGGTTTTCGTTGGCCACGGCGAGCGCGGCCGTGGTCTTCCCGTAGCCCGCCGGGGCATAGAGCACCGCCATACCCGGTAGGCCCGCGGTGCGGGAGCCGAGACGCTCTGCGGCAGTGCGCACGAGTTCGAGGTTGTGGATCTGCGCGTGTTGTGTCATTTTTCTCCTTACCTTTACGTTTCAGGCCGCCCGCGAGGCGGCTGTTTTTTTGAACCAGGTCGTGCCCTGAGCGCTTGTCGGCCAGGACTTGTGGAAACGTGCGTCACCCGCCGCGATGCCTTCGCCGCGATCGAGCGCGGCACCGATCGCCGCCCACTCCAGGTAGTTCTCCTCTGCGGTTCGTTCGCTGCGGCTGCGTGTCGGCGCTTTCGGCGCGATGGCAGAGACGCCGGCCGGCAGTACTGCGGGCTCGACGACTTCCGCGGCTTCGATCTGAGCGTGGCGCTGTGCGAGCACGGCCTCGGGCTGGACGATCCGACCGCCGATCACGACCGTGCTGGCCTCGGCCGCAGTGAGAGCCGGGGCGCCATTGAGTTCGGCGAGCACTTCTTCGCGCTTGGTGTCGAGGCGATCGAGACGACCCTGAGCGCGCTTCTGGCGGGCTTGCTCGACGACCGGCACCGGGAAGTAGTGGCGGCTGTTGCCGTTGACCTCGGCCGTTGCGAGCAGGCGGCCATCGGGCAGGTACACCCACACCTTTGAGACGTCGTGGATGTCGTAGGCGACGTGGACCTCGCTGCCGTGGAACTCCTCCAGCTCGCGGGCGAAATAGATGTTGTTGAACAGCCGGATCTCGGCGCGGGCGAGCGTGCGCGTCACGCGCGGGCGGAACAGCGTCGCGAGCTGCATTTCGTCGAGCTGTTCCGGTGCCCAGGCGCCCGACCAGGCCGGTGGCTTCGTCGGAGAGCATGGCGTTGCGGTAACCCGAACCGTTGTCGACGTAGATCAGCGCTGGCACGCCCTCGCGGCTCACTGCGTAGCGCAGTGCGTCGGCCACCGCGATGGACGATTCGGCGAGATCCACGCTCCAGCCCACAGCGCGACGCGTGGCAATGTCCACGAACGTCGTGATTTCCGGGCGGAAGGGTTTACCGTGCAGCGGGTGCTGCACTTCGGCGTCGAAGGTGTGGCCGTCAGCCGACCACACATCGTTCGGCAGGAGATCTGCGAAGTCGCGACGGACAAACGGCTGGATGTTCTTCAACTCCCGCGCGCCCATCCGGCCACGCTCGCGGGTGACCGCCCCGAGTCGCGTCAAAAATCGACGTACTTGGTGAATGCTCGGGCCGTCGTTTGACGCGGCCGACGAGAACTGGCGGAAGGCGTCCTCGACGCTGGGCTTCTGCGGCTGTTGCCAGACAGCGAGGAAGTCTTTCGCCCAGCTCGGCACGGCATCATCGCGGCGGGCCTGCTTCGGGGTGAGATCAGGCGTTGCCAGCCAGCGCTTGAGCGTGCGCTCCGCGGGGAATCCATCGCCTGCACGGCCTCGCTTGTCGCGGGCAAGCCGCAGCATGCGGTCAAGGACGGGCTCTAGGCGGCCGGCCCGAGCATTCGTGAGTAGCGTCGTCATCGCGGCGGCTTGAGAACAGCCGCTTTCGATCTGCAGACGCTGCAGAGCAGCCAGCACGCCGTTTCGGGCGTCGCGCTCCAGGCGCTGACGATCGGTCAAATCTTCTTCGCGAACTGCGATGACCGAAGTACCGACCGCCACGTCCGCAGCGACGCTTGCCAGGGCGCCTACGAGCTTCTCCTTGACACTAGCCTTGGCGCGCGAGCGTTCGGCCTGCTCGACGAGCTTGGCAATTGCGGCAGTGGGACGATATTCCCGGCGGATGCCGCCGCGGCCCCGGCTTCGGTGTTCGGTGAAAGCGCAGTTCTCACGCTCAACCAGGTCTTGCCACGCTCGTGCCGTTGTCGGATAGCCCGGCAATTGCAGCCCGGCCAGCTCGGCGCACGAATAGTGAGACTTGAGCGTCAAAGCGCGCTCCCGCGTTCCGGGTTAGAGGTGGGAGGCGCCCAATCGGCGCGGAGCACCGTCCAGGCGCAGCAGAACTGTGTGATTGCCAGCTCGGCGACGGCCCACCAGAGCTGCGGCGCGTCAAATCGGTCGGCGGCCCACATCAGCACGGAGAGC